CTCTCCGGGGTCACCTTTTTCGCCCTGCTCGCCCTGTGGACCTTGGGGACCGGCAGGGCCGGGGTCACCTTTGTCACCCCTTTCGCCCTTCAATGATGCAAGCTGCTCCGGGGTGAAGTCATCATAAGTGAATGGATCTCCCTTTTCGCCTTTCTCGCCAGGTGCTCCTTGCGGGCCAACAGCACCGGCAGGTCCCTGTGGGCCGGTTTCTCCCGTGGGGCCTTGGGGTCCTGCTTCGCCTTGCGGACCCTTTTCTCCTTGAGGGCCGGTCTCTCCGGGGTCACCTTTTTCGCCTTTCACACCGCGCTCTCCTTGATCTCCCTTGGGTCCCTGAGGACCGGTATCACCTTTCTGCCCCTGCGGGCCAGGCTCGCCTTGGGGACCTGCCGGCCCCTGAGGGCCTTCAGGCAATTCAGGCATCGGCAATTCCGACTTGATGTATTCTTTTGTTTTCAGATCCCAAGTCAGCCAGAATCCCTCATCGCCCGGGATCGGAGGATGGGCGTTAAGTTCCCGGATGACCGCCTCAGCCTGGGAAAACTCTGTGGGCACTTCCGGCCACTGTGCGTCACCGGACAGGCTTTCCGGTACAAATACCCGGATCGCATTGGTATGCCGGACCTTTTCTCCCTGTGTGGCCCGCAGTTGAAGAACATAGTATCCGGACAATGCCAGTATCTCAGCTGTAAGGATCACAGACAGGCTGTTTTCTCCCTGGCTCAGGCGAACAATATCCAGGTTTTTGCCTGCCTGCACCAGCAGATCCCAAGTCCAGCCCTCCGGGATAATTCCTTCCACTCTCAATTCCCGAGTCAGATTGTCATACTGTCGGGCCAATACCTTTCCTTGGTTTAAAATGCGCCAGTTGTCAAACTTGATCATAGCACTACCTCCCACCTATAGCGGCTCTCATAAAAATGATGTATGTTTTCATACACCCAGGCAGAAAATTATTCTATTGCCGCCTGCTGAGCCGCCACAACATCCAGCAGCGCGTCAATCTCCTCGCCTGAATATTTGGATGTGTAGTACTGAGTGGGCTCCTCTGCTGCTCTCAGTCCCTTCACCGCGGCCTCCAATTCTGAAAGCCGTTCCTCAACTCATTTTACGGCTTTCGCCGGATCTCACGGTCTCCCCCTGGGTGCTCCGCAGCTGGAGCTGGTAGAACCCGGACAGGGCCAGCATTTCAGCCGTCAGGGTCACAGACACGCTGTTTTCGCCCGGCGTCAGACGGATGATATCCATCTGTTCCCCCGCCTGCACCAGCAGATCCCACTCCCACCCCTCCGGGATCACCCCCTCCACCCGCAGCTCCCGGGTCAGGTTGTCGTACTGCCGCGCCAGCACCCGGCCCTCCGCCTGGATGGTCCAGTCCTGAAACTGTATCATCCTATCCCTCCTGATCACTCAGGATGGCGGCGGCCTCCTCCTCCGTCAGCTTGCCGGCGGCCGCCAGGGCCTGGATGCGCTCCTTGTCCCACAGTTTGGGATAATACTTCTGGGCCAGTTCATATACGTTCACAGTTCCACCCCCGTCATAATGGCCAGATAGTCCACGTCCGCCCGCAGCCGCTCCGCCTCCGTGGGCTCCGGCTCCGGGGCAGGTTCCGGCTCGGGGATCTGACCGGGGGTCAGATCCACCAGCACGCCGTCCTCGATCTTCAGATCACAGTAGCCGCAGCAGTCCCAGGCGGCCTTCTCCAGCTGGGGCGGCACTGCGATCCACCCCTCCAGCCAGCACTCGGTCCGGTGGCTCTGGCTCTGCAGGCCGTGGCCTCCGTCCTCTCTGGCCGCGATCTCAATAATGGTCAACATCCAAATCCCTCCTGATCCATGCAAATAAGTGATACAACAGCTTGCGGATCCAGCTTGCCCGCTCCCGTCGGTCTCCCCCCTGCCCCTCCAGCCATGCCAGCAGCTTTCCGCTGCTCCAGCCCTCCGTCCGGATCTCAGGCGCTTCTGCTCCCGCACCCACCGTCCGCACCTGACCGCCCCGCACAAAGCGCAGCAGCCGGTCCTTCAGGTGGATGGGCGCAGGCTTGGGGGTGGATTTGCTCCGTTTCTGGTAGATCTTCTTCTCCCGTGGTCCCTCCTCTGGGGGCAGGTCGTTGAAGTGGGCCATGAGCCGCTCCTCCAGGCTGTCCAACCCCCGCACCTCCACCTGCTCCCCCAACGCCAGGCTCTCCAGCCGCTTCAGGCCACACTGGATGGATCGCAGTACCGAAGCGTGATCCACACCCAGCAGGGTGCCGATCTCCCGCAGGGAGAGCCACTCTCCATAGTAGAGATACAGATAGGTCTGTTGCCGGGTTGTAAGCCGATCCAGCACCGCCTTCAGTACTTCCGGCTCCCCCAGGTCCACCACCAGGGGGCCGCCCTCCTGACGTCCAAGCAGCTGATAGAGGACCTTGGCGTCCTCCGCAATCCGTTTCTGTCCCCGCTGGAGGGTACGACACACGGTGGAACGGTTCTTCCCCGCCTCCCGGGCCACCTGGGCCTGCCTCCTGCCCCCGTCGGTACCGGCCAGATAGTCCTCCTGGGTGGGGCTGATGCCCGTCCGGGCCGCCCGTACCGCCAGGCGCATTTTGTCTTTCTCGGTGGGACCTTCCTGTTCCTCGGCAGTCTCCATTTCCGCCCAGGTTTGGTACTGGAGTTGATCCCACCGCCAGCCTTCTACTCCGCTCCAGGTGGCGCCGCCCCGGCTGATCTTGTGACGGGGCATCAGCTCCCGCAGCTGCCGGGCGCAGTCCACCAGATCCTCCCCGATCCGGGCCAGTTCCAGCCGGATGGCCCGGGCCTCCCTGCCCTGGGCGCCCTCCAGTCTGGCCTGGAGGGCGTTTTTTTGCGCTCGCAGCACCCGGATCTGGTCCTTGATCTCTCTGGCCTGGCTCATTTTTTACTCATGTCCATGCGGGGCGCCCGGAGATTGGATGTGGTATATGTGCCATCTCTGGGCCGGGTATAGTACCCCTGGGTCAGCTGCCGCAGATCCCGCATCTCTCCCAGCATCTGACGCAGGAGCGCCAGCTCCCGGGCAGCGACGGAGTTTCCCTGTGCCGCCTGTTCCCGCCGGTCCTCAATGGCCAAACGGAGAACCACAGCTGCCTTACGGTAATCTTCAGCTAAGTTGATCAGCGGTTTCATATATCACACCGCCTCCTACACCAAAACGCAGATCTGACCACTATAGGCATCCTCGCATTTCAGGATAAGGTCCCCGGTGGATTCTTCGTAAGTTACATCCGTGCATCTGACCGCCCAGGTGTTTATACTAAGGGAGCTACCCACCTGGTGGAACACCTGGAAGCCGCGCAAACCATTTTTAATGCCATGTGTATTTGCCTTAATGCGCAGCGCGCCGCCGCTCCACTGACCAGAGGTAAATGATATAGTTTTCCACAGGTGATCCACCTTATCATCCATGTCATGAAGAGCTTGATCCACGACATCCATATTCTCATTCAGATCTGAGATCAGGGCATTGTCATTGTCATCCGGCTTCTTCAGGTTATAAAATGGCGTGTTTTTCAAGGCAGCTGTCCCTCCCTCAGATCTTTCCACGTCCTGGTGGCCAGCTGGCCCCAGGTGTAGGGCTTCAGCAGCCCCCACTGGCGGAAAAGGTATTCGTACACAAGGCTCAGATGGGCCGGCTTGATCTCATTGATGGCGGCGGTGAGATCGTCAATATTGGGCGGAACTCCCATTACGGACACAAACTTCACAACAAAATAGTACTGGTCATTATGCTCGACCACGTCTACCTGCCCATTGGCAAAGGAGGCCGCCACGGAGCGGATCAGCTCCGCCGTGGGGGTACCCTGGCCCCTGAGTTTGGAGAGCAACCTGGTGCGCCGGAAGTCCAGGTCTTTGGACACGTCCACCGGGATGCCGTAGGCGGTCTCCCACAGCTCCAGCCCCCAGCTGCTGGCAGTCTGTGGCCACAGCTGGCGAAGGGTCAACTCCAGATCGGCGCCCGCCTGCCGGCACATCTCACCCAGTACACGCTGGAGTTCCGTAAAAGGAATGCTGCGATACAGGGCCGGCAGCTGGAGCATCAGATCATATCGGTCCATCAGGTGGTCACCTCCAGGCTGCCAATCACCGGTACCTGATCAGGCTGTACTGTGGTATCCGCCGTTCCCCCGTTGACGGTGAGGGAGGTGGCATTGATCACACCGTCAACGGTCAGCAACAGCGCCAAGATCCGGTTATAGATCACGGTATAGGCCTTGTCGTCCTCCGGCGCATAGTAGATCACGTCGTATTTCTCCCGGATCAGGCCGGCCAGGTACTCCGCCAGCCGCTCCTGAAAGGCTGTTTCTACAGCTTCAGCCGATGTGGCGGAGGATATGACCACTACCGCCGCCACATTCACCTCCAGGGGCGTGGGGGCGCTTACCGCCACTGTGGCGCCCACCGGCCGCTGGCTGTCAATGAGTGTCTGGCACTCCTCCACGATCTCCGGGGAGGCCGGTGCCATCGTGCTGTCCACCAGAGTCACACCCACGGTGCCAGCTCCCTCTGCCAGCTCTACCACCTTGGCGTCTCCAACACCCGGTACCGACATGGCCCAGGCCCGGTACTGCCAGCCATTGGTGCCGTTAATCGGCTTCTGCCGGCGCTCCTGGATACGCTGGAGCAGAGCGGCGTCGCTTTCGGTGTCAGTGCCGCCGGAAGCCTGCTGATTGGAGAAGGAGGTCAGGCCGGGCAGATTGACAAACATACTGACAATAGCTCCAGGGCCTACATTGTAGTCAGCGCCCTCCTGGGCAGCCTCCAGGACACCGTTGGCCGTTCCGCCCTCCGGGATGGTCACGCTCTCCATCAGGGCAAATTGAAGGCCTGTGGCGGTCAGGAACAGCGTGCCAGCCGGGATCACAGCGCCAGCGCTGCCGGTCAGCGTAATGCCACACCGGGCTTTGGTGCCCGGCCTGCGGGTGATGTTGAAATAGGTCTGCCCTACCAGATCCAAATACCCTCCGCTGGTTTCGTCCACAAAGAGCATAGACACCACGGCGGGAAGAGCCTGGTAAAACTCGCTGATCTGCCGTGCCGCCGCCCCCACTGTGGCATCGGCATAGCTGCCCGCCATGGAGGAGAGGCCAGTCTCCTGGTCGATATCGGCCAGCATCTCTTTCTTGATCTGCTCCTGGGTGCGGTCCTCAAACATAGAAACCCTCCTTCCCGTAGACCGTGGTGAGATCCACCCTCATATGGAACGTGGAGCCATCAAAGGATGCCTCCGTCACGTCTACAGCGGTGATATAGGGAGATACCAGCAGGGCGTCCTGCAGGTATCGGGTGGCCTCGCTGATTTTGGTATCCGCCTGGTAGGGCTGGCCCACCAGGGCCTCCAGCTCGCAGCCGTAGGACCAAGAGAAGGCCGCCCATTGATAGCGGGCGGTGGAAACAGCCCGCCAGGCCCAGCTTTTCACCGCCTCCAGGCCGGTGACCACCACCGGCTGGCCGCTCTCCCATCGGGGCGTCCCGGCGTCATAGTCCATGGCCACGTCGGTGTAGAGGGGCAGATCCACACTCCCACCAGCCACCGGTGTGGAAAACATGGGGAAAAGCGTCATGGCGTCACCACCTTACAGAGGATGTAGTAGGTCTGCCGGTCCAGGGAGAGCACCGCCACACTGTCCCCCACCTGTAAGGCAGCCGTTTTCCGGGTCAGATCTCCCGGCTCCACCTCCGTGGTCACAGGGCCCATGGAGCCCGTGCCGGTCAGTGTGCCGGACAGGCCGGGGTCATACCCGGCCAGCAGCGCCGCATTGATGCGCAGAGACTCCGCCCCTACGTCCAGCCCATCTACCCGGACCTTCAGCGGGGAGACGCTGACCACAGTCCCGATCAAAACCGGGGAGGGGTCGGCCACCTGTCTGGCCGCCGCCCCCATGCTCCGGGCGATCCGCCCGGCGTTTTCTTCAAATGTGTTCATTTAAGCTCACTCCCCGAGATGGTATCGTCCGCCAGATTGCGGAAATTCAGCTTGACCTTGCAGTAATACTGGCCGTTCTTCCAGGTGTGGGTGTCGCTCTCGATCCAAAACAGGCCGGTCACCCCGCTGCCGGTGTCCCGCAGCTTGACGGCATTGCCGGAGATCAGCCGGATATCCCCCAGCGTCTCCACCGTCAGGTTCTGCTGGAGGCCGTGGTCCTCCAGCCAGGCCTTGGCCTCAGCCCCGGCGTCCTCCCCATCCTTTTGGATCAGGACGTGCTCCAACCGGCCGTTCAGGCCGATCGAGTCCTTGTCCTCCACCCGGCGTACCAGGGCGCCGGTATCGGTGCGGATGGCCACGCTGTTTTGCAGGTTGGAGATGTCCCATGTATTGGTGACCCCCATGGTGCTCTTGATGTCCAGTGTGGCGGCGCTGGGCTTCTCCAGCACCTCCAGCGCACCCGCACCGGTAAACCGGGCCAGATAGCGCTTCCCGTTTTTCTGGGCAGCCAGGGCATACAGAGACTTGATGATCTTGTCCAGCGCTACGCCGGGGAACTTGCGGGACACGGTCAGCCCCGTCCTGGCCAGACTTGCCACCGGAATACTGTAGTCCCGGCAGATGGCGGCCACGGCGGTCTCCGGCGCCGCGTTCGCAAATTGGTACCAACCCTCATTTTTTACCAGGTACCGCCCCCGGTCCAGGGCGGACAGGTCCACCACAGAGGACTGAGAGCTGGTGGTGGCGGAGAGCAGCGGCCCGGCAAAGAGCTGGGTCCCCTCCCGCCTGAAGATCAGCTGAGCGCCCTCCACCAGCTCGGGCGGGGTAACGCTGCCGTCTCTGGGTACCGCCAGTGAGGCCGACAGCTCCCGGGCGGTCTGGCTGTCCGATCCGCTCCAGGTAACGGTCTGGACCAGCTGCGTCACGTCTCTGGAGGTCCCGCTGGGGGCCGTCAGGATCAGCTCATAGTCCATACCGTCACCTCATGGCCGCCTGCTCTTTGGCAAGCTGCACCTTCCAGATCTTATCCTCCTTGCTGTAGACCGTCTTTGTGGCCTTGGCGGTCTTGACGCTGGCGCTCACCTGCATGGCCGCCGGCAGCTGGTCCTTGGGCGGGATGGTGAGCACCTGCCCGGGATAGATCAGATTGGGATTCTTGATGATCTTGCTGTTGGCGGCTGCCAGCCGGTAGGCCAGGCTGCTGTCCCCATAAAATTTACGGCTGATCCCCGAGAGGGTGTCCCCCGCCTGGACGGTGTAGGTCCGGGTGGAGGCCGCGCCTGTGCTGGCGTCCCTGGACGTCTTGGCGTCGCCGCCGGAGATGGCCAGTACCGGCGTCTCCGGCGCCGTATACTGCCGCAGAGAGATAGAGGCATAGACATCGTTGGTGCCGTCCCGTTCGCCATAGGTCACACTCTCCAGCAGCACCAGGGCGTTGGTAGGCGTCCCCGACACGATCCAGCGTACCGGCTTGCGGCTGTCGCTCCACCGTTGCAGCTGCTCCAGATACACATAGGGATTGGCCACGGCGCCGGGGTTGCAGAAGGGATATAGCCTGGCCGGGAACAGCACATCCGACAGAGTACAGCTGCCCATCAGGCGGCCGCCGGGCAGGTTGATCTCCCCCAGCTGGTCCAGCTGGATGGTCTCCACCCGGTTGCCGTGAGTCCACTCATAGGAGGACGGTGTCACCGGCAGGACCAGTTCCCTGCCGGCGGACGGCTCCAGAAAAGACATGATCCGTCTCATGACAGCACCCCCGCCGCGAATTTGAGCTCGATCTGGTCGGCCAGCCGCTGGACGATCTCCTCAGCAGACACCCCCGCGCCAAACTGGTTGCCGGTAATTGTGATGGAGATACTGCGGCCCGGCTTGCTGTCAGCCTCCCGAGCCTCCCGGGCGGTGAGCACCCGCTCCCCTTCATGTAGGAGGGCGGGGAAATCGTCGTAGGGCACGCGGTCCAGGCCATAAGCATATCGGTAATGGTTACGCGCCCGTACCCGTCCAGCTACAGTGTTTTCGTCCGGTACATCCTCAATCCATTGGCTTGTCCGAGCCGCCGCCCAACCCTTGGAATACTCCTGTCCTTTCCGATAGCCAGCATCCCAATAGGCATCGTTGGAGGCAGCATCATCCCGGATGGCTGCGGCCAGTTCTTTCTCATACTGAACCATCAGCTGGGCCCCATCGCTGGCGTTATATTCACCCTGAGCCAATACCCTTGCCTCTGCAAGCAAACGTCCCTGCTCTGCTGCATTACCCTCTGCCTCAGCTAGTTGATATTCTGTGTGCAGCTCATTGAGCCGCTCTTGCTTTTCCTCGCTAAAAATTGATGCTTTCGCACCAGTTAATACAGCAGAAAGCGCTTCTCGTTGATACTGCTCCTTGCTGTTCTCCAGTTCAGCCTGCCAGGCGCCCATGGCCCGGTTGGCCTCCTGGATCAGGGCGCCGCTCTCACCGCTAAGGTAGTCGATCTCCTCCTGGAGACCCTTCTTCCGGGTCTCGTTGTACCCTTCACCGTAGGCATTATCCATCTCGGTCTGGGCATCGGCCAAGGTGGACTCCAGACCACTGAAAGTCTGGGACATCTTGTCCATGGCCCCGGCATACTGCTCCAGCCCCTGCTGGATGATATCCACCGCCTTTGTGCCGGAGATGGCCCCTTTAGATATCATGCCATAGATATCCCCCTGGCTCTTGCCCAGGGCGTCGGACAGCATTCCGATCACATCGATGCCGCGGTCCTGGAAGGCGTTCAGATCCTCCAGGCCCACCTTGCCGCTGGACTGCATCCGGCTCATGACCTGGGCCATATAGGTCATGCCGCTGGCGTCCACGCCCACGGCGCTGCCCGCGTTGCCAATGCCCTCCATCAGATCCAGCATCCGCTTCTGGTTTGTACCGAAGCCGGTGGCCAGAGCACGGGACATGGCAGTCAGGTCACTGTATTCCATGGGCGTGCTGGCCGCCATCTCCCGAAGATCTGCCAGGTATTTGGCGCCCTGCCCGCTTCCCAGAAGCTGGTCAAACGCAATCAGGTCCAGCTCCCGCTGGGCGGCGGTGGCGCTGCCCGATGTGATGGAGGTGGAAAGATCCTCAAGCTGTCCCTGCGTGGCCTCCTGGACATATGCCTTAAAGGCCTCATCCCGCTCCTGATAGATCTGAGACCCACCTGTGATGAGACCGATGCCACCGCCGATGACAGCGCCGGCAGCCATCCCCGGCAGTCCCAGCAGACTGCCAAGGGCTGCACCCTGAACCGCTCCGCTCAGGCCGCTGGAGAACATGGTGCCGGCGTTGCTGCCGAAAGCGGAGCCCACAAGGGCATCAGCCCATTGCCCAGCCGCGTCCCCCGCCATACTGATCAGTCCTGCCTGGCCCAGGGCAGACAGGATGCCTTTCCTGCCTCCTGCACTGCCTGCACGGTTGTCCGCCTTGCTGATCGCTCCGGATGCAGCTTCCATATCACGGGTTGTCTGACGCACCTGGCGGCCCACCAGATCATACTGCTGGCGGATGTTCTCCAGGTTCTCCTCTGCCTTCTTCCAGTCCGCCTCGGCCGCCTCACGTTCCGCCTCCGTGGCGCTGTCTCCCAGCTCTTCAAAGGCTCTCTGCGCCTGCTGGGCCTCCCGCTTTGCCCCTGTCAGGTCCACCCGCATCTGTACCCTGGTGGCATTCAGCCGGTCCAGTTCGCCCTGCAGAGACTTAATGTCCGACCGGAAATTCGTCACAGAGCTTTTCATTCCCACGATAGCCGCGGACAGGTTGTCCTGGACACTCATAGCGATGCTGGCGTCTGTAGGCATTATGGTCCCTCCTCCCTCCGCCGAACGTGGTCAATGAGCATGGCACAGATCACGGCCCGTTCCCCGGGACTGCGGCGGAAGTAGTCCCCTGGGAAGATGCCGTGGCGGATCAGCAGCAGCTGGGCCGCCGCCAGATCTGTGTCATTGCTCAGTTTTTTTCCAGATCCTCCAGGGCGGCGCCCACGGCCATATCCTGCAGCACATCCGGATTCTCCTCCAGGGCGATCACAGCACCCGGGCCATAACCGTTGAGCGTGTCGCACTGGCGCAGAATGGCCCGCACCTCACCGGGTCTCAGCAGCTTTTTCAGTGCGTCCACCGGCGTGGGACATCCCATGTGGTCCTGATACCAGGCCTTGTCCTTAAAATTGGGGCTGACACAGCTGGCCAGCATATAGTGGAGATCCGCGTCCTCTGTGCCCCGCAGGGCAGTCAGTTTGTTGTAGGGGATCTCCTTCAGGGTAATGGACAGGCCCAGGCGGGTCACCTGGACCATAGCCGTCTCGGGCTCCGTCACAGGAATCTCCAGCAGAGACCGGGCGATAGATTTTTCCTTATTCTCCATAGTATCCTCCTTACTCCACCGGGATCACGTCCAGCAGTTCAAACCGAGTGAAGGTAAACGGCGCTGTGATCTTACCGGCCGTCGCTGCCTGCCAATCTGCCAGTGTCAGGTCGGTGAACTGAACGCCGTAATAGGCGATGCGCTCGGCGCCGGCGCTGTCCGGGTCCGCCAGCTTGGAAATGACCGTCACCTCAGGGATCTGGCCGTCCTGGATGGACTGCATTCGGATCAACATCCCACTGTCCACCTTATAGAGCATCAAAGAGCCTGTGCCTTCGCCTCCGGTGGCCTTGGTCTGGGTCATGAACTCGCCGCAAAATGCCAGCTTTTCGCTGTTGATGGCCACCTTGCCCTGGCACCCATAGCACTCGGCCAGTCGATCGCCGTCCAGCCACACAGACCCGTATGTACCATTGGGTACCCGCTTGGCTGTTACATTGGATCTTGCCATGATCGTTCCTCCTTACAGGTTATTGAACAGGACCTCGAAGTCCTCCATCGCGTCTACCAGGCGGCCACCGCACCGGATAAATACCCAGGATCCGGTCTGATACTCCAGAATCTCATTGCGGGTCATTCCGGAGGTATTCACCCCCTGCCTGGTCAGCCACAGCAGCTGCCGCTCATAGTCTACCTCGGCATAGCTCTCCCCAGCAGAGAGGACGCCAGCCCGCTCCAGGTAACGGAAATAGTCCGAAATCGCGGTGACCAGGATCTGCTTGTTATCGTAGGTATTGGGATACCGGCCCAGATACTCATTCTCAATGGTGGTGCGCAGGTAGTAGGAGATCAGGTCCATCCCCTCCACGATTTTGATACGGCTCCAGTCCTCCTTTCCATTCTCAGGGATGGTGGTCAGGGAATTGACTGCCCGGGCGATTTTGGCCTGGAGACCATCGTGGATCAGGATCAGCTTGCCAGCCTGGATGGCCGCCGTCTGCTCCTCTGTGGTGCGGGCAGTAACGGCGGTTAACTCGGGCAATGCAGCATAGGTGGCGCTCATACCCATAGGGATACCGGCCAGGATACCGGCCATTCTGGCGCAGTACTCCGCTGCCGTCACCCCGCCGGCTGCATTCATCATCCCGGTCTCGTCCAGCTCGATGACGCCCATATCGTCGCTTCCGGCAGTCTTCCATGGTTTCACCAGCTTAACAGGGCGGTAAATGGCCCGCTGGGCCTTAACCCACTCTGCAAGCACCTCCATCTCATCATCGGTCACATCGGGCGGGCCGGCCAGATAATCGATGGAAAAGGCCTCAATGCTCTTGAGCCCGGCTTCCAGGGCGGTAGTGTCCTCGGTTCCTGTGGCGATGACCACCAGGGTCACCAGGCTGGGCACACCCCGGTCGCTGCCCTCAAAGGCCGTCATGACGTGCGCCTTATTATCACTGCCAAGGCCAGACGGGATCATGGCCGTGGAGGTCAGCTGATGGACTCCCTGGCTGGCAGCGTCCCGCACAAAAATAGCCACGTTGCCCTTTTTGCTCCGGTTGGCCACCTCTGCCGCCGCCTTTTCAAAGGCGATCTTCAACACGGGCAGGCCGTTTGTAGTTGCCATAATATCTCACCTCGTATATTAGATTGTCCGCTCGTCCGGGGACTGAGCGGAAAAAGTTCTGCTGCACTCGATATGCTCCATTTTTGGCACTGCGCTGCTCACAGGATCTGTCATGTCATCCGGATCATGATAGCCCGGCCGCTCATCCATCCAGGCGGCGGAGAATGTGACAAAGGCGCTGCCCATATCCATGCCATCCCCTTTTGCCGTCAGGGAGATCCACCGCTCCCCCACCTGTATGGAGGGGGGAGCGAAGGCCAGCAGTACCGCCTCCTGATCCTTCCGCAGCGCCTCGGTGGAGCTGATGTCATACGCATCTGTGGAGCAGAACAGCTCCAGGCTGGCCTCCATCTCCCATTGGACCATTGAGATGTTGGCTGGCGTCATCTCGCTGGAGGTCAGGTACAGGTAGCAGCTGGGCCGGTGGTGATCCACTGGGCAAAAATCCCGGTAGATCATCCGGTCCGGCCACAGCTTGGCGATCACATCCGCAATCGCATTGCAAACGTCAATGCTGGTTATCATGCTCTCCCCTCCAGTCTGGCTGCCACCTCAGCGGCCAGTGCCTGCAGCTGCTCCGCACCCATTCCGGAGAGCTGACTGCGGACCGACGCGTAAAAGTGCAGGCCAGGCACCGCCGGAACGTTGATCCGCGCCCGGTATTTGTACCCGTCCCGTTTCTGCTGGCTGGGCCGCCGGTGCTTGTGTCCGCCCTCAATGGCGTTGGTCACATAGCCCACGGCATATTTCTTGCCACCTGGGGTTGTCTTGTAGGTCTTGGCCTTGGGGCGGACCGCCACATAGCCGCTTTTGGAGCCGATATACCGTTCCTGCCACCCGCGAACCGTTCCGGTGCCGGGGATCTTGCTCTGGACCCCGGAAAGCATTTGTTCGCCCAGATCTTCCAGGAGATCCCGCTTCATGGCCGGAAACTCTCTCTGCAAGGCATCCCAACTGTTCAGGATCCGATCCAATCCATCCATCTGCACACTAGGCATTTTGGGATCCTCCTCTCACACATCCCGGCTGAACTCCATCTCATATTCATTCTTGTATGCGTCCAGCACATGGCACACCTGGACGTTGTACACAGCAGCTGCCGGTCCGGCCTGGACTGTCACCAGGTCGCCCTCCCGCAGTTGGATAGGCTTGGAGGTCACCAGCACCAGGCCGCGGCGGGCCTTGGCGAAGGTGTCCTCTTTTTCGTACTTCACATATTTTTCTGTAAGCACGCCCGGAAAGGTCACCGGGTCCGTCTCCACCTTCTGGGGTCTGTTCCCCTCTCCCATCTTGGTGGTGTATCCCTGTGCAGTGCAGGTCACTGGTTCCACCAGGGCCGCCGCCACATCCAGGTGGCCGCGGTCCCGGTGGGTGATGGCGGTGAGGAACAGGTGCTGCCCCTTCCAGCGCAGTGCGTTGTGAAGGGTGAGGGGCTGGGTGCGCAACACAACGGCGGCATCCCTGGCCCCCACACCCACCTTGGAAAACAGATTGGTCTTGGCGGTCTGCTCCACCTGACCCCAGGCCCGGCGGATAGCCACCCACTCCCACAGCCCGGCGGAAGCCTCCCGCAGCTCCAGCACCTCCAGGGGCTGGTCCAGTCTACCCGCTCCGATGTAGGCCATGGGTCATGCCTCCTCTCTGGGCTCGGTCAGTTTGAGCTGGGTAATAAGCCGTCGGAAAGCCGGGTTGTCCTGGATGGTCCCCGTCACCTCCGCGTCCCGCAGGTCGAAGTCCCGCAGCACCATGAAGTTGACCGCCAGATCGTACTGAGCGGCCCTGGGGGTACCGGGGGCAGGCTGGGAGATCCCAGCGCCCTCCAGGTAACCCACCGCCGCGTCATACAGGGTCTCCAGGGTGAGCAATTCTTCGGCGGTGGGCTCCTCAATGCGGCAATAGGCCAGCAGCCCGGCCCGCCGCTCATCGGTCAGCACAGTCATTTTGCCACGGTCCAGCCATTGGCTGCGGGCAGGTGCAGGCTGCGTGCTGCTACCGACACACCGCACAGGACGGCGGCGTCACCGTTGTGCTGGAACTTTAGGCCGATGTAGCGAGGATTGGTGGGGGTCACCTTGTAGCTCACCACCGCCATCTGAGGCGCAGTACCAACAGCATCGGTCAACACCACAGCATCGCCGACCGAGGTGGGACTTCCGCCGTTCTCCTGGTCGGAACCCATCAGCGTGACAGTCAGGGTCTTGCCCTTTCCCAGAGCGGCAGTAGATACCAGAAAAGCAATCTCACCGGCACCGGAGGCGTCCACAAAGGAGGTGGTCTTGTCGGTAGAGGCAACCACGGACTGGGGAGCAAAGACGTTGGCGCAGATCAGCTCTTCAAAAATACGCTTCATAGTGACTCCTCCTCACTTTCGGTCCGCCAGCGCCACAAAGGGGCTGCGGAGCTTGGTACTGTTCTTGATCTTCAGGGCATTGTTCACCTTGGGGGAGCCGTTGCAGCGGTACACCATGCGGAAGCAGTTCTGATCGGTCAGGAACTCCACATGGATGGACCAGTCCTGCTTGGCGGCGCCCTTGGTCAGCAGGATGTACTGGAAGGGATCCACCAGCATGATGTCGCCCTTGGTACCCAGGGCGGAGCAGCTGTCCTCAAACAGGACAGGCTTGTTCAGCACCCGCTGGGTATCAAAGCCGCCCAGGCCGCCCTCGGGGTTCCACAGGAACTTGGACTCGTCGCCGCTCTTGATGGCCAGCAGAGGCAGCTGCTCCTCCACGTCGGGGTGCATCAGCCATACCAGGCGGTTGCGGTTCTTGGGCATGGCGCTGGCCTGCATCTTTACGGCGTTGTTGCCCACAAAGGTGCCGTTGGGCTGAGACTGCTCCTTGGCCACGGTGATGAGGGCCTTGGAGTTGATGATGCCCAGAGGCTTGCCCACGCCGTCACCGGCAATCACCGCATCGGTCAGCAGCCGGTCAGCCGCCAGGGAGAAGCCGGTAGAGGCAAAGCCGGTCATAAAGGCCGCGTCCTGCAGCACTTCATCGGTGCAGTAGAGGAAGCCCATCATCTTCTCCAGATCCATCTTGAGTTCCTTGAACTGGGGCTTACTGGCATTCACTGCGGCAGCCTCGGCCGCCCAGTACATCTGCACGCCGCCGAATACCGACTTGCTCACGTCGGTCTCATCGGCACTGATCCACCGCATGGAGTTGGCCGCGCTGGAGCAGGTGTAACGGTCCAGGCGGTTGAGCAGGGGGCTCATCTGCACGGCGCTCTCCAGGATGGCACCGGCGAAGTCGGTCTGGATGGCAAAGCCGCCGTCCGCGCCGATGCCCTCGTTGGCGCCCAGCACCGCGTTGTTCACCTGCTGCAGCCGCTTATCCTCCACATGGTTCTTCCGGAAATTGTAGATGGCGGCCAGCTGCTCGCCGATGGAAGCAAAGGGCTTGTCCTCGCCTCCCTTACCCTCCTTGGGGACCTTGCCTTTGTCGTGCAGGATACCGTCATAGACGGGAACGGCATTCTCCTGGCTCTGCTTGGCCAGGCTCTCCAGGCTCTTGATCTGGTTGTTGATGCCCTCCATTTGCTCGGTGATCTTGTCCACCTCGTCATAGTTGCCATCATCAGCGAAGGCCTGGGCCTTGGCCAGCAGCTGGCTCTTCTGGGCCCGCAGGTCAGTGATCTTCTCCATAAAATCCATAGTCTTGGCTCCTCTCATTTAAAAATTTGCAAGCGCTCTCAGCCTTGCCAGAGCGCATTTTGCCTTTTCCTTTGCCTCGGTATCACGCCGCACCTCGTCCATGTGGTCCTGATATCGCTGCCTCATGGCGGCCGTCAGCCGGATTCGCTCGCCCACCGCCGCCACGAAGGCCGCCGGGTCCTCCTCCACGCCGGGCAGGCCCACGATCTCATCAATCAGTCCGTAGTCCAGCGCCTGGCTGGGACTGATCCAGATGTTTTTCTCCATCAGCGCGATCAGCTCCTCCCGGCTCTTGGCGCTGCTGTGGGCGGTATAGACCTCCAGCACGCAGTCCCGGGCATTGCGCAGCGCCTCCGCAGATCGGCGCATATCGTGGTAATCACCCTCTGCAACAGCGCTGGGATTGTGATAGCAAAGCAGGGCCCCAGGCTCACTCTGGATGACCTGGCACCCGGTAGCCGCCAGGGTGGCTGCACTGGCCCCATAGCCCTGGAACAGAGCCGTGGTCTTGCCCTGATACCGCCGCAGCATGGAGCGGATCTCAGTGCCCACCGTCATGTCCCCGCCGGGGGAGTTGATGAGCAGGGTCACCTCATCCCCGCCGGCCGCATCCAGGGCAGCCTGGATGTCCATGGGGGCCGTGATATCCCGAAAGCCCCACCAGCGCAGCACGTCGGCGGAATCGTTGTCCCACAGCTCTCCCCTGAGTGAGATGTCAACCATCTGTTACTGTCTCTCCTTTCAGCACGGACTCCAAGGAGCCCAGATTTTTTGTCACCAGGAACTCCTTCCCCAGTCCGCCGGGGATGGGGTTCAGCTCCTCTTTGGCCCGGGCATCATCCGGGCAAAATACAGAGTGCTCGATCAATTTCACGTAGAAATCCGCTCGGGTGGCAGGATCAGCCCGAAGCAGGGCCTCTACATTTCCATGGATGTAAACCCCTTCCCTCCGCTTGACAGGGTCCGGCAGTTTGTAGCTGTCCTCACTCTCCCACTGGACCACATAAGGCAGCAGGGTGTCTGTAACATAGTTAAGCCGCTGTTGAGCATTGCTGTTGTAACTCTCCTTGCCAGTCTGGAGCATATGTTTCGGGATCCCGGAAAACCGGCTGATCTCCTCCACGGTGAAGCCCCGGCTCTCGATGAACTGGGCGTCACTCTGGCTGATACCCAGTGGGGTAAACTTCATACTGTGGTCCAGTACCGCCACGGCAAAGGCGTCATCGGAGGCAAATGTACGAAACTCCTCCTTGACCTTCTGCCTGGTCTCCGGTTTGGCGTCGGTATCAACCTCCACGATGCCGGAGAGCCGCGCGCCGTTCTGATAGAATTTCTTGCTGTACCGCTGAGCCATGGCATCCACAGAAATGGCTTCCCGGGCCAGGTCCAGCATCCCGCGCCCCCGGATGCCGTCGTAGGTCTCAAAGTACAAAAAAGACAGCTCCGAGTTGGCAAAGGACTTGTAAAATCCATCCACGCTGTAGTCGTACCAATAGGTCCCGGTGTCTGCATCTTTTCGGATGGTGCAGCAGTCCGTGGGCAGAGGGATCCGTTGGACTACATGGCCGGTACTGTCTCTCCGGTTCCACACCGCGCCAAAGCCAAACCAAAAGGCGTTGGACATGGCGATTTTCCGCAGCATAAAGGGAGACATATAATCATTGGCACGCACCTTGAGCACCTTATTGAGCGTCGGGTCATCCACTGGGACCCGTGCGTCCCCGTCCTTCCGGTAAAGGCTGAAAGGGATCAGGCCAAAGGAGTTGGTCAGGATCCGGTGGGCCGCCGCCACCGGAGAGAGGTGTTCCGCGTTGGCCCGGCTGGCCTCTATGGCATCCTCGCTGGAAAAGACCCGCTGGAACCAATGGCTGAGCTGTTCCCAGGGGAGTGACGTCTCCTCCACCGAGGCCCTTGGTGTCATTGCCTGATTCAGAATCACTTTCTGCCACCTCCTCTGGATCTGGCCACTACCACGGCATAGACAGTCAGGCAGACGCCAGCCGTAGCCAGAGCTGCCGGCCGGCCGCCCAGATCAAAGGCCGCCTGCACAAAACACCCGCCGCCAGCTATAAGGAGCAAGTCATCCAGGTACAGCCCCAGGTAACCGATCACCGCCCGGATCACCTGCGCCAGCACAGGCCAAAAGTTCTTTTTCTCGTCCATTACAAACTCCAATCATCTGACATAATGTGGGCATTGATATCAGTACCGATGGGCATTCTGAGCAGGGCCACTGCCATAACGATGATCCAGGCCACTGTCATGTCGATGCGACCGATACTCCGGTTCTTCATGGGCTTCAGGTTCTCATTGCCGTCCACATGGCAGCGGACATTACCAAAGCACCACCGGGCGGCGGTATTATGCTCATGAAGCAGTTCATGAGCACGCATCAGCCGTTCCAGCTCCTTCATGGCCGGAGACAGTTCCTTGATGGTCTGTGGGATCTCCACCACGTTGATGCCCCTGTCCATCAGCCGCTGGGTCAGGGTGCGGCTCAGATAAGGGTCTACCCCCAGAGTGTCCAGGTTGAATACGCTGGCGCACCAGGCCACCGTCTGCTCAATCATGGAGAAGTCCACCATATCCCCGGGGCACAGGGTGATAAACTCCGCTCTGACCCAGTCCCGATAGGGTACATGGTCCCGCTGCTCGGCCTCCACCACCCCGTCCTCCGGCCGCCAGGCCCAGAACAGGGTCACCCAGATATCCAGTCCCTCCTGAGGCGGAAATAGCAGGGTAAGCGCCGTCAGGTCGGTGGTGGTGGACAGATCAAGGCCACCGTAGCACTTCTTGCCCATGAGACAGTCCCGGACGGCCTGCCGCCGATCCGTGACCTTAAGGCCCTGCCATTCCTCCCGGTTCCACTGGGTCTTGTCGTACAGTCCCAGGGGCAGCCAGCCCACTGTATGGGTGGCAATCCACTGATTGAGCCGCAGCCACCGGAAGAGCCGTTCCGCCGCCTCGCTCTGTTTAGCGGCCCTGGCCTCCCGTCGGAAGTCCCGCAGCTTCAGGTTGTGCCCCAGGCCTGGGTTGCAGGCGTACCACACCGCCTCGTCGTAGATGTCCAAGGCGGCGATCCTGTCCGGATCGTCGCCGGTAAGGACAGAAACGCCATACATAATGGGGCACCAGGCCGGGTCGTCGGTGTCCAGCTCCCGCTCGGGTTCCCCCCGCCGCCAGGCCAGGATACGCCGGCACTTCTCATGGATCTCCCAGCCGATGCTTTTCCGGTCCGGGTCGTCGCCAGCGGTAGTAAGGACAATGACCGCCTGCTGCCGCCGGGCGGCGTCCGAGCCTGCAGTGAGCACGTCCCACAGCCGGCGGTTGGGCTGGGTGTGGAGCTCGTCAAAGATGATGGCGCTGAAGGAGTAGCCGTGCTTGGACACGGCGTCGGCGGAATACACCTTGAGCACACCGCCATACCTGGTGTGGATCTCCCGCTTGGAATCCACCGCCCAGGCGATGGGGTCGTGCTCAGGCTGGCCCAGGCAGGTATGCTCCACCATGTATTTGGCAGCCTCGTACACCTGGGCGGCGTTTTCCTTGTCGGAGGAGAAAATGCCAACCTTGGGCCGCTTCTCCCCGTCCCACAGCAGGTGGTACAGCCCCAGACCGGCGGAAAACTCTGTCTTGCCGTTCTTCTTGGGCAGCTCGTCATAGAGGAAACGCCGGTACCGGCTCCAGCTGCCGTCCTCGTCCTGCTCCTGGACTCCGTAGAAGCTGCGGATGGCGTCCAGCTCCCAGTCCAACAGCCGGAAAGGCTCTCCCGCCCATTCGTTGGAGCCAAAGCACAGCAGGGAGAAGAAGTCCAGCACGTCCTGCACCGCCTGCTCGCTGTACCGCAGCACGGCGCCGTCGTCCGGGGCGCACACCGTCACCGGTCCCAGTTGGAGCAACTCAGGCACGGCGCATCCGCTCCTCCATCATCTGCTCGAAGGGGTTTTTCTCCTTGGGCCTGGCCCCCTCAGGCAGCACCAAACGGCACCGGCTGGTGATGGTCATGCCCAGATCGTTGGCGCAGGCCCGGGCCTGCTTGAAGTAAGTGTCCAGGATCTTGGTCGCCTCCTTGAGGGCGTCGCCGTCGTGGTCCGCCAGCGCTGCATGGACAATGGCAAGGGTCTGGGTATAGTTGGCCTGGGCCACCACATAGCGACCCAGAGCATCCCGGTCCAGCTGGGCCGCCCCCAGATCGGCGGCCAGCAGCTCCTTGGCCAGGGCCCGGAACTCCTTCCGGCAGTCCTCAGGCAGCCACTTGGGCACTCTCATGGTTTTAGGCTTGGGCAGGTCCACCTCCTGGGCAGCCCGCTGGGCCTTCTCGCTTTTGCTCAGGTGCTTCCGGCCGTTCCCCTCCAGCACACTCAGCTTTTGCCTGGGTCCCGGCATCTGACCGCCTCCTTTCTTCATCCCAGGCCCCGTTTTTCCGTGGGGAAAAAATCCCGCACGGAGGGGGCCGCACGGTCTTACACACTCGCCCGCCAAATTTTTCCAGGTCGGGGGGGCGGGTCACGGCAAGCCAAGGGCTTGCTGTGGGCGCACAGGCGCATGGCGCACCCACGCACACGCGCCCAAGCATCCACATGGTAGGTCCTTAACGGCTGGTCCTTTTCCGCCGTTTTCCCGCCTGTTCCAGCGCCGTTTTACGATCATGGCAGCGCTTACACAGGCTCTGGAGATTGGCCCGTTCGATGAACCTGGCCCAGTCACCACAGTGGGGCTCCACGTGATCCACCACCGTGGCCCGGGTGCGGATGCCCCGCTTGGCACACTCCCGGCACCAGGGCTCCAGCAGGAGCTGGGTGGGCCGCAGGTCGTCGGTCCAGACGGGCAAGCTGTACCAGGCGTGGTACTCCGCCGAGGCCCGACGGGCCGCCGGCTTTGGCTTGTGCCTGTCACAGTAACCCTCCCGGGTGAGGGCGGAGCACCCAGGGTGCCTGCATGGTCGGAGGGGCTTCATGGCCACGGGCTATCACCTCCGGGCAAAACAAAAAGCCAGAGCCCGACCACATCCCACGCTGGAATCATGTCGGGCTCTGGCTTTCAAAGCACTGGCCTCTGTCGATGTCTACCGTCACGGTGCGCTTGCAGTTGCGGCAGTAGACGATTAAGTTTTGCGCTGCCGTGTCCATCTCCACCCGGAGCAGACGCTTGCGGCAGCCGGGACAGATCAGCCATCCGTCCTTCACGATTAGTTTACCACACTCACGGTCCATTTTCAACTTTTTCACTCGCTTTCTATGAGCTTTTTTACTTGTTACACCTGGTTTCCAGACCGAATAAAGACGCGAGGGCTGTTCTGTTGTCGCTTGCGCGGCGGCCTGGTTCCTTTCCTCTCCTTTCTCACTGGCAAATAATATTTGATGGTGGTAAACACCCCGAACTCATTCTCCACCGGCGGCGGCGAGCTGAGAATGATGGCGCCCGGCGGTGCCGCTACCGTTATATTGTCCTTGACGATCTCGCTCTCCACTTTGGGCTTCTTCAGCCCGATAGAAGATGCCCAGGTCCGTGCGCCGCTTTCCGCCTTTCCGCACTCCCGGGGCTCCTTGGTCAGATACTTGGCCAGGGCCTCGTAGCCCTCCCACAGGTCCAGCGTCTCCAGCTCCACCTCTCCGTAAGGCCACAGGGAGCGGAGCACCTCCAGGTCCGCCCCGGTTCCGTTGAGGATCATATGGTGGTGAATCCGTCCGCCTTCGGCGCTAAGCTGCTCGGTCACATAGATGTACTTGGTCTCCTGTTCCCTGGCTTTCCGGTGGGCCCGCAGCAAGCGGATCATCTTCTTGAGACACTTCACAGCCTCCGGCCTGGACTCCGGTAGATGATCATCGTCGTAGGTATAGACCAGGTGGAGGTCCCGGCGGGTGAAGTTGGTGGCCAGCTCCACCTCCAGTTTCTGCCACGATCGCTTCAGGTTCATCCGTTCCTGGGCGGCGGAGGAGATCTCCCGCAGGGCCTGCCGCTCTCGGTCAGAGCTGCGGGGCGTCGGGATAGTGTAGCAGCCCACGATCACCAGCCGCCCGGCGGTGATGGTTTTGATCCGTTTGGCCATCACCGTACCTCTTTGAAGCGGTTGATATAGTGCGTCATCCAGACTTCCTTCGGCTGGCGCAGGGAGATCATTCGATCCCGTACCAGCTTGTCCATCACCCGACCGATGCTGGGCTGGCCGTCCATCTGGGCCAGCTTCTCCAGGTTGGCAGCAGTCTGGGCCGTCACTAACACAGATATTCGTCGCAAATTTTTGTTTTTCATTTTCCTTCTCCCTCCTGCGTGTCCCGCTGATCAAGCAGGGCATTCAAATGATCTATGTTTGCCAAGGCTGCCTCCATATGCTCTGCTGCATTACACAGGATGGCACAGCCATGCACGGAGCAGTTATGTTCAAATCTACAGCCCAAGCAGACCATGGACCCTGTTTCCACTTTCATTCGTTTTACCGCCCGGAGTGTTGTCAAAAAGTCCATCGTGGTCAATCTTCCCACCCCCTTTTCTGCGGATAACAACATAGTCCTGGGCAAGCTATCACTGGAGGTGATTCGTATGGAATCCACTTACAGCGATCGATATGCCAACCTGATGGAAGACCCGGCCATGGAGGCCTATTTTGTCCAGCTGCCCGGATATATCCAGGCGCAGATCCGCGCCCGCAAGCAGCAGCCTGCCACTCTGGAAGACCTGAAACGCATGGCCGAAGAGGTCAAACAGCTGTTTTAAACAAAGAGTGAGGTGATACGATGGCCAAGCAAGGTATGGCACGTCCTGATGTGACCCACACCCAGCCTCGCAATACGGAACCTCCTGTTCCCCAGATCCAGGGCAAAGCCAAGCCCGGGAAGGCCAAGGCCAACCCCATCGTGGCGGGCACCTCCGGCCCCGGCCTGAAGGTGTACCACCAAAAGCCCATTACCGACCAGGAAGAGTTGTAATGGTATGTGTCAAAGTGCCGCCCCGCTGTGGGCGGCACTTTGCTGCTCCGGCTCTCTGCCGGGCGCCCCGCTTCTCCTACCACTACCCCGCGTTGGGACGCAGGCCTTCGGATCAGCAGGGCCCCGACCAAAGAGAAAGAGAGAGGTCCGGGTGAGTGAGCGCTCTCACCCGGCAGAGAGCCGGAGCTGACAGGTCTATTCCACCTGCTGCGGCCGTACCAGCCACCAGAGGACGCTGTCCCCGTGAGGACATACACCGTCAGCAAAATCGCACTCGTGCAGATCGCAGTGTCTGCCGTACTCATCCGTTCCCTTCACGGTTGGGCAACAGTCGCAGCAGGCAGCCTTGAATGCCCGCTCCCAGGGCACACGTCCATAGCAGACACTGCTAAGGAAAGTCGCCAACTCCTGGTCGCTCATAGCTCTGATCCGGTCGGCGTTGGTAGTAATAAGCCTTCCGCTTGCAGGGCACATAGTACACGGCTTCCCATCGCAAGCAGATGGTGGATTGTGCCTGCAAAAACTGCACACGTCTAATCTATCCAAGCGTAACCCCCGCTTCCCGTCTCATTTCTGCCAGCATACCGAGCTGGTCCTCCAGATAGTGGACCTCCATACCAGTCACCTTGGATGCCTTCTGTCGAAGCTTTTCAAAGGCATACTCCTCGTCCACCTCGGTCCGCATCCGTTCCAGTTCGTCGGTGTTCTCCTGGAGGGCTGCAAAAAACTTCTGCATTCCCTTCGGTCCATATCCGTAAGCGTCCGAGATGGAGCACACCATCAGCCACATGGCCCGCTGGGTGTGGGCGTCGGCCTCGGCCTGCACGGTGGCGTCCCGGGCTGCCTTTTCGATCCCGGCCCGGATGGCCGCCTGCCGTGCCAGCACCTGGGCGTAGTTCATACCTCGGGGCTTGCCCGAATGATAGCTTCGGTTCTTACCCATAAATATCACTCCTCTTTCTGCCATTCCTCCCGGGTCTTCCCCTGTAAATACATACACTGTTTCGGCATTACCAGGCGTGTATGAAGGCAGCACCGGGTGTCCCATCGGTCGAACCATCGCCCGCCGTCCGTCCGGTGAAGCGCTGGGGCATCGCCGCAGCAATTGCAGCAAGACTGCCCCAGGCACCTGGCCGAGCATGGCTCGAGTGGGATGATCTGTCTGCTCATTTCCAATTTTCCGACCTCTTACAGCGTTCAAACTCGATCACCCACACCCAAGGGTTGGCATCCCAGCCGTATACGCTCCAGTCTGCAGGCTTTACCGTTTTGTCCCACATAATTTTGAACCACGATGGGCCAGATGGCGCGAGCCTCCCGGTTTTAGCGTTATAGGCGTATTCGCAGCAGCCTTCCGCATCGATCTGTTGCGGTGTAATCCACTGCAGACGCTCCACCCGCACGCTGGTCACCCGCAGGAAGATCCGGGCGGCCTCCCGGGGCATATGGATGGACGGTCTCCATCCAAGGAACGATAACGGATTTTCATTGTCCGCTCTGTAGAGGTATTGGCCAGTTTCCACCCGGCTCCAGGTCTCCCGTACCCACAGGATGTCACCGGGCTGATATGGTAGCTGGACAACCTCCTCTGTCCCCTGGATGGCGAAATACCCAGGCCAGCAGCTATCTTTCGTCATAGGAACCGGTCTGCCATCCGGCTGCGGCTTCACCACCCGGCGGGTGACGGTTTTCCGGCCATCCAAGATGGCCTGAACCATCTCTGTATTGAATAAGATAGGGGATATACTCACGCCCTCACCCCCGCAACCGCTTTTCCAGCTCGGCCGGCGGGCTCGGCAATGGCATCCAGTGCGTGACTTCCGGTCCTTCCCATTCCGGGTATTCATTCAATATCCAACCCTCATCTCGGAAATAACCAGCCGTCATAATTGCTCCATGTAAGGTTATATTTTCGTGTGGCTTCCCAAAAACAATTACCAGCACGGTTTCTCCATCTTTTTCATCTTCTGGTAGCCGTTCCTCGACACTCACCCACACCTCCCGGTGAATGTTGGCGGGAGGGTAGGCGTAGGCAATCCATGCCCCATAATCGCAAAGGTTATAGACTACACGCCCGACAATGGCATCATACTCATATTCCCAATACGTAAAAACATGGTCCTTCCCGACATAGGCCCATCCAGCCACGGTAAAGTCCTTGTCCGGGGACACAATCCATACCCACTTCCCACGCATCGCCCGCAACTGCTCTATAGTCAGCGGGATCTTGTTCGTGAGATCAGAAAAATGATCTTTAGAATTCCGTTCCACGCTCATTCCTCCTTCGGAATCGGCCACCAGGCCACACATTCCGCCTCCAGCTTCTCGCCCTGTACCCATCTGCCAGGGAAGCACCATCCACAGGATGCAGCATCCCAACGGACGATACTGCGGACCAGATCCTCCGCACCGTCCAGCCGGAATCGCCCTACTGCCATCTGACCATCTATTTGGGGACGTTCCTGTCCGGGAATCCACTTCAGAGGTAGCCATCCCTCTGCAGGAGGAACAATGGCATGGTTGAGGTCCTCGGTCATCCCAAGCAGATAATCGCTGGAGCAACTGAGCTGTCTTGCAAGATCAGCCGGATGGTCAAATTTGTCCAGATCATTTCCATAGAAATACCGCCCCAGGAAATCCCCAGCAGCATAGGACCGCAGCTCTGCCACTGATATTGTGGGCCTGTAATCCTGGATTTTGAGTTCCACCTCGTCCTCCAGCCCCGCCGCCTCAGCCGCCCGCAACAGCCGGACAGCACTTGAGCAAATCTCATCCTGGAACTGCTTCTGGCGCTTTTGCTCCCGTTCCTGCTCCCGCTCTCTGGCCTCATCCCGACCGTCCTTGCGCAGGGCCTTGGCTTTGGCGCACATTCGCTCACACGCCCCATATTGGGTGGTGGCTCTGGAACACTGGAGGCAGCAGGTCTTGCCCTGGCAAAGTTCATAGGCCATGCACTCAGCGTCATGCCGCAGAAAAGCGTCCCCCCTCTGGCAGGGTTTCCCGTTGGGGCAGGTAAAGTCCGGCTCCCAGGTGCATCCCTTCTGCTGAAGTTCCAGTATCTCCTCTGACCTTCGTCCGCGTGGGGCCTCGCCCTTCAGCACGCGATGGAGACGAGCCTGGAAATCATCCGGCATCCGTGCCAATGCATATGCAGTCTGCTCCGGCAGCCTGTCCGCCTCAAATTCCACCATATACTCCGGGATCAAGTGTTCCCGGATCACCTTCAGCCGGGCCAGTTTGGGGGCGGATACGTTGCAGGCCGCCGCCACCTGGTCCCGCATCCGGCCGGGGAACTCATAGCCCTCCTCCTTCAACTGGTAGAGGAGCACCTCCAACTGGGCTGTCTGTTTCATTTTCTCGGCATTGGTCAGCTCACGGGCGGTGGAGTTGGCCAGGATCAGCTGGAGCTGGGCCAGGTGCTGGTTTTCGTAGGTCCGTACCAGGCAAGGGACGTTCCTCATACGCCCCCACTGCTCCGGATCCTCCTGCAGAAGCAAGCGGATGGCCGCCCATCGCCGGTGGCCGGAGAGAACGGTGTAGCGCCCCTTCTCCGCCGGCATCACCACCAGGGGCTGCTGAAGTCCATCCATGGCGATGGAGTCCGCCAAGGGCTCCAGGTTGCTCAGGTCGTAGAAGTTCCCCTCATTCTGGTCCAGCAGGTCAATGTCAATATGCTGAAGCTGCTCAGATGTGTCCAACTTGGACACCGCCGCCCCCACGCTCTTGGCGAAGTCGCCGATCTGGAATTTACTCACCTCCAGGCACCTCCCAAAACAGTTCCTTTGCCAGCAGCCGGTAGTCCCGGCTGGCTGCGCTGGTGGTGCTGTAGTCAAGAACCGGTTTATTTTGAAACGTACTCTCCGGAACTTTGTCGGTACGGCGGATCGTCTGCTTAAACACAGGCAGAGGCATAGACCGGAGCAAGGCCTCCCCCTGCTCTACTACCGGGGAGTTGTGCCACTGATTGATCAACACCCCAGCCACCCGGATCTCCGGTCTGATGTACCGCAGACTGTCGATCTGCTCCACCAGGTCAGCCACACCTGTGGAGGAACAGGCATCGGACAGCACCGGGATGATGACGGCGTCGCTGGCCAGGATGGCTGACACGCAGGCAGCCGACAGGTTGGGCGGGCAGTCAATGACCATCACGTCATAGGCCCCATCCTCCTCCAAGGCATCCCGCATATTCATCACCGCTCTGTATGTGTGTGCCCCCTTATCCGCTTCCAGGTCCAACGCCCACAGGTCAGCCGATGCCGGCAGCACATCCAGGCCGGGCACATCGGTCTGCTCCACCAGTTCGTCATAGCAGATACTCAGCCCCCGCAGCAGGGCGCCCAAGCCAGCATACTCACCGGGGGGGCAGCAGAATCTGAGTGGCGTTTGCCTGCCCATCGGCATCCACCAACAGCACCCGCAGCCGGCAGCTGGTTGCCAGCACATAGGCCAGATTGACGGCGGTGGTGGTCTTCCCTACCCCGCCCTTTCGGTTCACGATTGCAAACGTCTTCATGCACGAACACTCCTATCTGTTTTCCATCGGGAAGCACTCCCGGATGGTCTCATTGCCCACTTTGGCTTCCGCCATGTAATACCGCCGGGCCGGATGGATGTAGACGATCCGGCCAGTCACCGACCGCAGCTTGCGCATTTTGTTGGCCCGCTCGCCGCTGAGCTCATACTCAAAGGCCGCCGGGGTCCATGTGATCTTCTCGCCTATCCTCATGCTGATCCTCCTCCAGAGCCTGGACTGCCAGAGTCAGCGCCTGGGCCACCTGCAGGTGATCCACTGGGAAGCTGCTGGCCCGTGCCAGGGCCTCCCGGCGCAGGATCTCCAGCCGCAGCAGCTGGGCCGCTCTGGCTTTGTCCATGCTGGTCTCCTTTCTCGCGGAATGGATCGTCCGGATCCTCCATGATCTCTGTGAACTGCACCTGCTTGTACTCCGGCTCCCGCCGTTTCCTGGGGGCTGGAGCGTCCACCACCGACTCATACAGCCGCTGATGGGCGCCGTCAAAGGCCAGATAGATCTTGCCGGTCTCGCCCTCCTTGTTCTTGGCGATGTGCAGGATCCGCCGGCTATGTGGGGTGTCCTCCTCCTTGTAGAGCAGCATGGCCACGTCTGCATCCTGCTCGATCTGCCCGGACTCCCGCAGGGAAGCCAGGGTGGGGGCCTTCACCCCGTCCCCGCCCTTCTCCGGCCGGGACAGCTGGGACAGGGCAACCACCGTGATACCGGTGCTCTGTGACAGCTGGTGCAGCCCTATGCTGATCCCGGCCACCTCTTCGGCCCGGCTGCGCCTCTTATCCCCCTGGATGAGCTGTAAGTAGTCGATAAAAATGGCGTCATACCCCCGGCTGAGGGCGGAGGATCGGATCTCATCCACCGTCATACCGCTGGCAGGCACCCACTCCAAGGTTGGCTGGATCAACCGCTTGGAGGCCATCGCCAGGGCCTTGTAATCATCCTCAATCAGCTCAGAGCGCTTGATCTTGCCAAAATCCAATCTCATGTTGTGGGCAATGAGTCGGTCCTCCAGCTTGCCCGCACCGGTTTCCAGCGAGTAAAAGCCCACCTTCCGCCCCAGCTTGGCCCAGTGCCAGGCGAATTGGATGGCCAGCAGCGTCTTACCGGCGGAGGCATAGCCCCCCAGCACCACCATGTCGCCCCGGTCCACAAAGAGCCGGTCATTGAGCTTGTCCAGTCCCCAGGTGAGATACTCCTTCCTGGTCTTGTGCCGGTCGTAGAAGTCCAGCAGGGCCTGCTCCATAGTGACGTAGCGCAGCCCTGGCTTGTCCACCATCATGGCGTTGCCGTCGGCCATACATTTGGCTGCGTCATCCAGGCTGCCCGCCTGGGCCAGCCGCTCTCCCAACAGACGCAGATGATACAGCTTAGCCTGCTCCTTGAGGATGGGCACATACTCCCAGACATTAGCCGCCGTCGGGGTCCGGTCCATCAGGTCAATGATGTACTCACGCCAGGGTTGCTGATCCGACGCTCCCAATCGATGGAGCACCACTATGGGGTCAGGTTTCTTTCCCTCCGAAAAGAGCGTCCGGATCACCTGAAAGGTCATGCGGTGGGTGGGGCTCACAAAATCTTCGTCACGGACCTCGGCCAATATCTCCCCCACTATACTTGGCTTGATCAACATAGCGCCTAAAACGGCCTGCTGGGCTGCCTCCATGTCCTGGATCACCATACCGGCACACCATCCCCCTCAACCACCCGCTGGGGTGGCGGCTGATGCTGTGTCTGCACGCTCTTCCGCTTCTCCGTCCACCGGCGATCCCGCAGCCACCGGAATGCGTAGGGGATGCCCCGGCCTTCCCGCCAGTCCTCACACTCCAGATGCCTCTTGAGCCCCACCGCTATGTCGTGGAGAAGCGCCTCTTCCGATCCATACCGCTCCACCAGGTCCTTGTCCTTTGGCAGCTTGTCCCACTGATCCACCGCCTTGGCCCTGTCCTCATCTCTGGGGTAGGCACCCCAGAAGCCCTCAAACCGCTCCGGCAGCCATGTGGGCACCGACTTGGGCCGTCGCTTTTTCCGCTGGGGCTTTTCCCCCGTTGGGGGACTATGGGGGTTTATTAAGTCTTTATTTAATATATCTTTATTTAATTGCGTCGGATTTTCCAACGATGGTTTTTCCAATGTTGGCTCAACCGTCATCGGTTTTCCCGACAATGGTTCTTCTTCCACCATAGTCGGGTTTTCCGACAATGGCTCAGCCTGGTCCCGGATGTTGTAGATCACGCCGGTGAACTTGCCACCCTCGCCATGGGAGCGGGTGCGGGTCAGATAGCCCGCTTGTTCCATCTCTCCCAGGGCGGAGCGGATGGCATCCCGGCCGCAGCCGGCCACCGTGGCCAGCCCGGCCACGCTGTAGTCCCAGGTCTCCGGCAGGGACAGAATGATGGCAAACAGCCCCTTGGTCTTGAGGGACAGCCCGGTATCCCGCAGGATGCCGTTGGGCAGCACGGTGTACCCAACACTGCGCTGGACACGGATCACATCAGCCATTTTTCATCCCCTCCCCTTGTAAAATCCAGCTAACTGTGGTATGATAATTATGGTTTTCATGCACGAAACCATCGTTTGGCCTCTCTGTCTGCGCCCACAGACAGGGGGGCCTTTCTTTTTGCCTAATCATGAGACGCACCCCGTTCTCTCTGTTCCCGGATGGCGCGTCCATCCCGGATAAATCCCAGGATCATCCGCAGCACATCATCCGGCAGAGTATGGGTCTCAAGGTATGTACTCAGATCCTCACAGATAGAGCCATCCGCCATGATATTGGTCACCTTGACCTTGCTCATATCGACCATTGCGCGCCACCTCCTTTTTCCATTTATGCTGCCGCCGGGTTGTCCTATCCCACCCAGTTGGGCATCCAGTTGGGCAGACCTGCGGCGATGACGAACACGGCCAGCAGCCTAGCGCCGCCCTTAATGGTCTCCAGGTACCACTGGCGCCGTTCCCGGCGGGTCATGGCCTCCCACTCACGCTTGGTCATACATCGATACCTCCTTTGATGTGTCACTCATCGCAGAAACGCAGCTCCAGATAGCTTTGAGCAAGATCTCCCATTGCCTCAACAATCTCGTTATAGTCTTCCTTCTCCTCATGATCGACTTGATTATCTTCCGTAATCTCCAGCAGCCGCTCTAATGAGTGTTTTTTGATGAACCGGTTAACGCGGTTGGCGAATCGAATCGCTGCCTCCATCCGGGTGCGCGGCTGGATCATCGGGATGATACTGGCCGCCAACTCGTCGTGTAGATTGACGTGCTGAACCGCCAGCCACTGGGTATTGTAAACAGTCACCATCCGGGATACGACATGATTGGGCGGTATCCGTTGGCCGGTCTCGTAGGCCCGCACACTCTCCACGCTGATACACAGCCTCTCAGCTGCCGCTTCCTGGGTGATATCGGCTACAGCTCGTGCGTTTTTATAGATATTCCGGTAGTCTCCCGGCATGGTTATCTCCTCCTGGTTGGGTTAAAATGCTTACGGGGATCAGCTGGCGTCCCGTACTGTCTGGCTGGGGAGCTTACGCCCCACAAGGGTATCCAGCGAAACCCTGAAAAAGTCTGCCAGAATCAGCGCCGTTGACAGAGACGGTGTCCGCTTTCCCTTCTCCAACTGACATACCAGAGCGGGAGAGAGCCGTGTTGCCCTGGCCAGCTCCAGCTGGGACAAGCCCATTTGCTCCCGCAACTCTCTGATCTTCACGTTTTCCCTCCCCTCCTGTTGTTCTTTAACCGCTTATGTGGTATGATTTACAAATAGCAAATCACCATATCTGCAAAGGATGGATTGCAATGCGACTAAACCCTGACTGTGTCCGTGAAGTACTTCTCGCAATAGAAGACGCTGCACTTGGTGATCATATTTCTCCTGCGACACTTCATCGTTCCTTGTCCCAATATACGGAAGAAGAAATCGAATACACTTGCCTTGTCCTGAGTGACGGAAACTTTTTGCAAGTTATGACCATTCAACTGCCGGGACAGGAAAGGCCAGGCGTTAAGTCAATCATTCGATTGACGTTCCAGGGCCATGAATTTATTGCAAAAATCCGTGACCCAGAACGCTGGCCAAAACTTAAAAAAGCTGTTTCCACAGTGCGGGATTACTCCCTGTCTGCCCTGAATGCCATCGCTGACGGTGCTTCTGCTGCCGCCATCAGTACTTTGGTTTTCGGCCGGGCCTAAAAATCTCATCAATCACTTTTCGGGTATTCGCATGAATCTCTTTGTCTGTTGGAAGAGGATACCCTCGATCTCTCCAACAGTACAGGATCGTTTTGATTGTCACCCTGGAAAAGAACAAACAAACAGCGCAGACGACCGTGGTAATGCCCAAAATCGCAGTCAGCATTTTATCCACCCCCTTCCTGCTTGCCGGACAACCTGTGGTTTGCTACGGGTTAATGGTGATTTTTCAAATTCCTCCCAACGAAAGGAGGTGAGGAAAATGTTTTGCCCGTTTATCAACGGAGAGTGCCGGGAAGATTGTACCTTCCGGCACCTTGCAAGATCCAGTACAGGAGGCATGAAAAGCAATACCTCTCTGTGTGTCTTGGCTATTGCAGCAGATCAGCTGGATCAGTACATCCTGATGCGGACCATGGAAGCTGAGGATCATAACTCGTAATCCAGGCCGGGGACAAACTGCACTGCTGCGGTCCCTTCAATGGTTCTTCCACATCGGAGCAAAATGGCTTTGGCCTGCCGCACAGTGCAGTTTTCCTGCTCCAGCAGTTGGATGATCTTATCATGGATTTCCGTCTGCTTTTCAAACGTCAGTTCTTCCACCTCCGCTCACCCCCTTCCTGCTTGCGGAGCAACCTGTGGCTTGCTGCGGATTAATCATAAATTCTCAATTGAGGTGTAGCGTAATATGAAGGCTCGATTTTATCTTCACTTTGAGACAAAACCGACGTACGCCGAACTGGAAAAGCTGTTTCAAAAGTGCGAGGAATATGAACCCGTCCTAGGCACATCTTACTTGATCTCTGTACACTTAGATGATTTTCATGAGCCATTTCGGGACATCGTCCGGGATTGTTTCCCGCATAGCCGTTTTGTGTTAGCAAAGGTCAGCAACTTCTATGAATACACCGAGTGTCCATACATCAAAGTTACGTGGGGGCCGACTCATTGAACAACTCCAGCTCATCCATGAGTTCCATAAATTTCCCCACCAGTTCTTGTGGGATATATGCTTCTCCGCAAATACGGGCACTGTTCCACTGGAGTTCATAACTGACTCGCCCTAGCACGATGGCGGGATAATTTTCCATGTTTTTCTCCCCCCTTCCTGCTTGCCGGTAAACCTGTGGTTTGCTACGGGTTAATCATAAATCCGTAATCACGTATTGTCAACCAAATAATTCGTAATTATTTATTTTATACGTAATTACCAAATTCTTTATATATAGGAGTTGGTGTCAATGGACAAAGACTTTTTTGTGCAAAAGGTCAAGTTCCTGTGCCTACAAAAAGGAATCAAACCAACAAATGCTTGCAAAGAAAGCGGTGTTGGAGGAAGCTTTTTAAGTGACATCAACCGTGGGCAGGTACCCTCTGTGGCCAAAGTTCAGATGCTGGCTGAGTATCTGGGCGTTACCACCAGCGACTTGCTGGGTGAAAAAATATCGCCCGTCGGCCTACCGGCCAACGGGCGTGAAGAAGAATTTACTCAGTTGTTCAGCCAGCTCACGCCGGATCAGCAGGAGCTTGTTCTTGCTCAGCTAAAAGGGATCGTAGACGCGAAAGATAAGTAAGCTGCTGCTCCTCGGAGAGCTGCCGGAACAGTTCCAGCGCCTCAGTCATGATGTCATTCTGTACCATGAACAGGCCCCCTTTCAAAAAGTATCGTCCACCTATAGGTGGAACAGGCCTGTTTGTTGTACGTTTTGGTACACCGAAGGAAGAAATTTGTCGAAAAATATTTTACCTGTGTGAAATGGGGGTAAATACTATGAAAAAAGTATATACCATCTTGGTCTGTCTTTCTTTGATCTTTCTATCCTCCTGTAGCACATCGTCGGGAATACACATTGAAAATGGCGCTTACAGTTGCACTCCACAAGAATTCATTGACGATTTAAACCAATTTTTTGAGGAAGCTAATGTGCCATTTACAATACCTTCCTATAAGAATTCTGGAGATGAGATTCCCATTGGAGATGGCGGGAAGGTTTCTTTAACTCTCGATGCAACCGATGACGGACGATTGAACAGGATTCAGCTAGACTGGTATATGGCTGGGATTTCTGAAGAAGAATCTCTTGCATCCGCTATACTTGCCGCTAGGATTCCAGCCTTGCTATCCCCAGCAAATTTTGAGGCTGTAGGCGACGAACTCAATTTCCTTCTATATTCTGATACCTATTATTACAGTACAGTAGTAGACAATGGAACTTATTATGATTATAGTGTTCTCAAATCTGTTAATAGCCTAGTAGCAAAGCCAGCTTAGCCGATCTTTAATTAAAAGCATGGAATTAGCCCACAAAAAAGAGAAAGAGGAGTGTGTGTCTATGGATTTCATCGATCAACTGAAGCAGTTTTCAAAACGAGTCGAAAGTATGAAGGACTCCATCCAGACAGAGGAAGCCACTAAGACCGCTATCATCATGCCGTTCTTTTCCATGCTCGGTTATGACGTCTTTAATCCACAGGAGTTTGTACCAGAATTCACTGCTGATGTTGGGATCAAAAAGGGCGAGAAGGTTGATTACGCCATCATTAAGGACGGAAATCCCGTGATTCTTGTGGAGTGCAAGTCCATTTCCGAGAACTTGGACCGGCACGACTCCCAGTTGTTCCGCTACTTTGGGACCACCACAGCAAAGTTCGCCATCCTCACCAACGGCGTAATCTATCGCTTCTATACTGACCTGGACAACCCCAATAAAATGGATGACGATCCTTTTTTGACGGTCAATATTCTTGATATTCGTGAGAACCAAGTCCCAGAGCTAAAAAAATTCTGTAAATCTATTTTTGATATTGATTCGATTTTCAGCACAGCCTCAGAGCTGAAATATGTGCATGAGTTTAAGGATATCTTTACCGCTCAGCTGAACAATCCATCTGATGATCTAATCCGATTTTTCCTTCAAGATTGCTATTCTGCCCCCAAGACCCAAAATGTGCTGGAAAAGTTTAGGCCCATCCTGAAAAAAGCGCTAAATGATTTGGTCAGTGAAATGATGAATGATAAGATCAAAACTGCCTTGGGCGGTAGTGGCGGCAATGTCTCCATCAATGACACCAAGCCGGTCGATGACACGTCCGCTCCCCCGGATGAGGAACCCGCCCCGGAGAAAAGGGAATCTAATATCGTGACCACCGAGGAGGAGCTGGAGGCATTTTTCATCATCAAGAATCTGCTCTCCGACCTGGTCAGCATCCATGATATTACTTACAAGGATACTGAGTCGTACATCAATATTCTTTATAAGGCCAACACCAGAAAGTGGATCTGCCGTTTGCGGCTGACGGATAGTCAGAAAATGCTGATTATCCCCGATGAGAACAAGAAGGAAACCAAATATCCCCTGACAGATATTTATGACCTGAGAGATTACCACGACCAGCTGGCCGAGGTACTTCGGCGGTATCTTTAAGCAAAATGAGCCGGGGCTCATGCCCCGGCCTCAAAAGTGTTATACAAGATACTCAGCATTCTTACGTTTATTGATAAGCTGCCGCTTGTCTCTACCTGCATCTTCACATTCTCTCTTTCGCCGTAAATGGGGAAGCCTCCCTACGGAGGATCGCAGGGAGGCTTTTCAAGCCGCCTATTTATGAGTCCCCGGACAGGCAGGGGGCAATCTAAAGCAAGTCCCGTATTTGTGAGTCGCCCGGAGACAGGCGGCAATGACGATGGGCAGACGAAGATGACGGAGAGTCAAATTCTTATCTGGCAGAGGGTACCTCCCTCTGCATTGTTATTATATCAGTTTTGCACATAGTTAACCACTGGTTTATTGTACAAAGACACTTGTGTGAATTTGTTAAATTTTGTGATAACAAAATCCGGCTTAATATATTCATAATATACTGTAAACAAGTTCATAATCCTATAGGCTGTCATTACTTATCCACAAAAAATTCTTCAACCATATTTTGAGGAATGATCTGGCACGTTCTGGACAACCGCACCTTTTTATACTTTTTTCTCTTTGAGGACTCAAGTGCTGCAGCAAAACCGCGGCATAGCGACTTGTCCCGGAAGCGGACATCTTTCAGGATGCTCTTTGTAGCCATAACCGCACCTCCTTTACTATGCAACGTTTATATTATAGCAGCAGAATAGCCAAAAAAAACACTGGGAAATTCTACGAAGTTCTTGTTAGCTTATTGTTGACTTTTTTAATCACACTATTTCAATGATGGCATTTGACGCTGTCCCTCACTTATGGTGTAGCATTACTAAAAGTTGCACATTGAGATACACCCAAGTTCAAAATCTTTTAAAGACGCCAAATATAGACCATTGATATTAAGATAAGGAGGACTCCAAGTGTCCAAGGACAAAATGATGGTATTCGGCTATGCCAGAGTTTCCACCGAGAACCAGCTGGAGAACTACTCCATCGAGGAGCAGACCGCCCGGCTGGAGTCCTATTGTGCCGCCAAGGGCTGGGTGCTGCTGCACACCTATATAGACGGGGGATACTCCGGCGGGAACACGGACCGGCCTGCCCTTCAGACCATGCTGGCGCAGATCCGGGAGACCCATGTGGACGCTGTAGTGGTTTACAAGCTGGACCGGCTCAGCCGCTCTCAGAAGGATACCCTCACCCTCATTGAGGACGAGCTGCTGGCCCACGGCACTGATTTTGTCTCCATCAATGAGAACTTCGACACTTCCACCCCCTTCGGCCGGGCCATGATCGGAATACTGTCCGTCTTTGCCCAGCTGGAGAAGGATCAAATCACCGAGCGCTTTACCATGGGCCGGATCGGCCGGGGCAAGGCCGGGTACTTCCATGGCGGCGGCAACGCACCCACCGGCTATACCTATGCCGACGGCGTCCTTACCGTCAATGAGTACGAGGCTATACAGGTCCGGGAGGCCTTTGACCTCTTCCTGGCCGGGAAGTCCATCAACGCAATCTGGCATATTTTATCCACAAAGTACACCACAAAGTGGACAGCTGCAAAGGTGCGCAACGTGCTGAAGAACAGTCTCTATATCGGGAAGGTCCATTTCATGGGGCAAGAGTATGATGGAATACATCAGCCCATTGTGGAGAAGCGTGTCTTTACCGCCGCCAACCAACTGCTCAACAGCCTGTCCCGTGAGGCAGCAAAAACAACATCCCAGCGCAACCCTTTCCGGGCGGGCTACCTGCTCTCAGGCCTGCTGTACTGCGGCCGCTGCGGAGCCCGGTACTCAGCCAACCATGGATACTACAAATGCTATTCCAGAGCCAAAAGCAGCCCCAAATTTGTGCGTGACCCAGACTGCAAAAATGACAACTGGGAGATCAGCACATTGGATCACCTGGTATGTCAGCAGGTAGATGCGATGGTATCCAGCTCCGCTGCCGTAGATCACGCGATTATGGCTGCCGACGCCGCCAAGACAGTACGCGTTGACAAGGAAAAGCTGCGCCGCACCTGCGCGGAGCTGGAGCGGCAGATCGAGCGTCTGATCGAGCTATATCAGGTCGGCTCCATTCCCATGGCATCTATCACCCAGAGGGTCAACGATCTGTCGGCACAAAAGGCTGCGCTGGAATCGCAGCTCAACGCTCCGGATGAGGTGCCCGCCAAAGATCTGTTTCTTGCTGCCGTAGAGGACTACCGGCAGGGCTTTGCCGGTGGGGACACAGACCGCAAACGTGCACTGCTGGCCGGCCTTCTGGATCGGGTAACTATTGACGGCCAGTCGATTCAGCTCCATTGGAGGCTGTAA